ATGATGCTGTTGCTCAAGTCAGCCATCCATGCAGACTGCATGATGGATAAAGGACACAGAATCAAACAACGGCGCACATGCTTGATCTGCATCAAGTAGTCAGCCGCCCACAGCGCGGCAAGCGTCTTGCCTGTACCGGGTTCAGAGAACACAAACGCCTTGCGGTGCATGGTCAGGAATGCTGCGGTGTCGATCTGGTGTTGCATCGGCTTGTAGCGTCCCGGCCATTTGTAGCGGCGTGTGATTGGTGAAGGCACATCCTTCACGCCTAGGTTGCGCAGAACTCTGCACTCGTCTAGTCCCCAATAGACAGCGACATCGTACCCACCATCGTCACGCTCAACGACTTTGTGTTTTGGGATTACGCTGTACTTGTCGGGGTTTCTGGTTCTAAAAATTAAAGCCTTGTCTTCAAGAATTTCCAAGATGCCTCTCCACGGTTTTATTTGTTATCGCTTCGGTTGGCACTGCGGCTACGCATCCGAAGATTGTTTATAGTAGTTGTCCCCCCACTGCGGATAGGCTTGACGTGATCCACGTCTTTGCCATCCCCCTTGGAGGCTTTACCTGCCTTGACCATCATGCGTCTTGCCTTGACTCGCTCGGCAGTCTTCTTGATCTGCTCAGGCTTGCCTTGATAGTTCGCATACTCTTTTGCGTAGTTCCTTGCCATGATTCACTCCTAATGTTTCGGGTTGTACTCACACGTTTTCACGGGACACCACGGGCATAGCCCGGACGACTTGGGGTTCCAGACGTTGTTAGCGAAGCACTGCTCCAGCTTGGCCACACGCTCACGGTAACGCCACCACTCAGGCTCGGCATCGTCAAGCGCCATGCGGTGCTTAACCATATCATTCTTCACCACAAACAGCAACGCTGACTTGACCATGCGGATGTGTGGGAAGTGCTTGAACACCATGAGCGACATCAGCTTGAGCTGGTCAACGTCTGGGTACTTGTTGTTGCCTGTCTTGTAGTCCACGACCGTGGCCGTCAGGTTGTCGTCATCAATGATAAGTAAGTCAGCGATGCCTCGAACCCAACGGTTCTTGTCGTTGAAGCTACACGGCTCAAGCGTCTTGGTAATGCCCATCTCGTACTCGCACAGCTTCCTGCCCGGCTTTGCCAACAGCGCATCGAGTACCTCTTGCGCATAGGAGAACTGGGAAGGAAGCGGATTGCCGTCACGGATATACAGCTCAGCCGCCGTGTGAAACTCCTTGCCATAGTACGTGGCCTCAGTCTCTTGAAACGGGTAATTGTTCAACACCTTGACTTCGTGATACCTGCGTGGGCATCCTTCGAAATCTTTCAAGGCGCTGTGGCTCCACGTAACTTGCTTCATCAAACCCCCGCTGATCTAATTACTTGTTCCAAACGCTTTGAGAACTCTTGAACAAACTTTTCGTTGCGGTTAAGTTTGTCTTCATTCATGTCGTCAAGAATGGCATGCACGACCTCGTGCCAAAAGGTGACCTGCATAAAAGCAGGAGTGAATAAGCGTCCGGTTCTGCCGTTACGCATACCCACTTGTATTAGTCGCTCATGGTAGTTGACCTCGCCAGCAACGCGCTTGTCTAGCATGGCCTCCACCACTTCAACTGAATATTGTTTATTCCCAACGCGTATGCGCCGGGGCAGTGTTGGATGGTTTCTTTCTTTTCTCAACTTTTTGTCTCTCCTTGGAATATTACTTTTTCAATAACGCCTTTACTTAGCAAGTTTTCTGCGCCTTGCATGCACGCTTCTTCACTGCCGTGAAAGACATTAACCCATGTTAAGTGCCACCATTTCTTAATTTGCAGATGGTGCAGGTGTTCAAACTCTGGTCTTTTAATTACTCGTACTTTCATTGTTTTGCTTCTCCATATCTACGGTGTGCACCACCGTCAGCGGCCAGAGGTATACCCGGCATGTACTTCGGCTCCACGGTCATCTGCGCCAAGACCCAAGGCTTAGCGTCAGCGACTTCATCGTCTGGAACAACGGCAATCAATTCATCATGCACCGTTCCAGCAATCGGGTACTTCTTCGATACCCTCAACATTCCATCAGTCATGACAATACGCGCAACGGCCTGCGTTACGTTGTTCGTCACTTTCCCTGCATACAGCTTGGTAGCGTTTGGCCCGTATACCCACTGGCTCCTACCTTTGTCATCTTTTTCGCGTCTTAAGTCTGGGTAGAGCAAGCTCATACCGTTTGGCAATTCTATACGTTCTTTGCTGAATGTCAAACACTTGTGCTGGTACACCTTGCCCCCATACAGACTGGACTCAATCAGGCCGGAGCACATGTCCCAGAAGCTGGCAACGGGGTGGGCAGTGGCGCGGTAGATGTCGATGATCTTCTTGGCGGCAAGGCAGTGCGTCAACAACTCCTGCTCTGTGCAGGTGTGGGGGATTGCAAGCATCTTGGTTACGTTGTCATCCCAGTCAATAAAGCTCTGCGCATAGGCTTGATCTACCCCAAGCGTCTTAGCAAAGGACTTCTCATACCGGACGGGAGGCGCCCCCAAGAAACCGACCAATAACTGCGCGGCGAACGATGCCCAGCCCAGCCCGTAGCCGCAACCCAAGAGCGCACTTTTTGCAGACTGCCGCAGGTCTGGATGCGAGTCCTTAGTAAGTCCGGGTATGTTAAACATCTGTGATCCGAACGCCGCGTAAGGGTCACCGCCTGCCCTGAAGATGTCAAGCATTTCGACGTAATCCGAAAGCCACGCAAGTACTCGTGGCTCAATCTGCGAGAGATCGCCAACGACCAGAGAGAAACCCTGCGGAGCCATAATCGCTTTACGTAAGAAACTTCCGCGCTTGAGGTTTTGCATGTTGATTGCTGAACCTTTCGCTGCCGTCCAGCGACCCGAGAGAGCGCCGTAATACGAAAGCGGAACTGGTAGTTTTCCGCGCTGACTGATGTCGAGGAACCGTTGAGCACGAGTCCTCTCGGTTGTTGATTTAACTTTAAGGCGTGCCTCACAAAGGAGGGCAATGTCCTCACGTTCACCATTGAGCAACGCTTGGAAGAGGGCATCGTTCTTGGCCAGTGCAAGTGTTTCTTTCCCGGTAGTTTTACTGACCTTAGTCGGGGGAGTAACCCCGAGGCTTTGAAGTATGTCAGCAAACTGTACGTTTGACGCGAGCGCAGTCTCCTGTATGCCGAGCCTTTGTAAGAGTCCTTCACGCATTTCTCCTTCTTCTGTTAGTGCTTTGATGAGCATCTTGGTATCAAGCTCAAGTGTTGGGCGTGTGTACATCTTGAGCGTCATGTCGATTAGTCGTAACTCTTTGGCGGGATATTCTTGTGAGAGACGCCCAAATATCTCTTCACATAAAAAGATGTCGTGCTTGCAGTATTCAGCAAGTTCTCTCTCAATCGTAGTATCCAACTCACTGAGTCCATTTGTTGAATAAACGGCTGTCCCTTTGGCGGGAAGACCAAAATCGCTTGCGAGTTTCGCAAGGGAATTGCCAACCTCCACGCCTCGTAGAGCGCGTGCCATCGACAGCGTGTCGAAGATGAATGCTGGTCTGGCGTTGTATACCCACTCCATAATTGACACATCGAACTGTGCGTTGTGCGCAAGCACTGCGGTTCGTCCCCAGTCCACTCCAGAAAAGTATTCACGAAGTCCGTCTCCTCCAATCCATTCAATTGGGTCGTCAGTTCCGTATTCGTGTACGCATGCTCCAAATGCCTTGAACCTTTTGTCACGGATGTACTCCTCAGTTGTCATTTTTGATAGCGTGTAGTCTTTGCTGTCCCACCGCGTTTCAAAGTCAATCGTTATTATTTTGTCGAACGGTTTGCTCATCGAGTTCCCTTATTTGTTGTGCGAAAGCTAACACCTTGGCTCGCCAGTTTGTATATGTGTCACGACTCGCGTCATACACACTCGACAAACCAAGCCTGCTAGCCATGTTCAAAATCTTTACCTGTTCTTCGAAGCTCAATTAAATGCCTCCTTGGGTGGAGCGTCCATTGTGTTCAAGAACCCAAAGAACTCGTTGACTTCCAACAGCAACTCTGTTGCTTCCATCTCATCACAGTTGAAAGTAGTCAGTGCTGTTTGTGCATCCCTGATCTTTACCATCAGCACAGCTTTGTTTGCTTCAGGACCGTAGCACGAAGCCAGCGCCAGTATTGCCATCTTGAAGTGCAGCTTCTCGTCATCATCCATGAGCGCGAGCTGTTTATTTAAACTATGTGTGTCATCCATTCTTTAATCTCCCAGAGTTGATTGATGTTTGTTTCATTCACGACAAGGGCAATACCCCCTGCTTCTTGTATGCGTGTTAGCTCGCGTTCTTGCAAGGCTGTTGTCGTCCCCTTTCCTGCCTTACATTCAATGCCAATGAAGCGCCCTTCAAAGCAAACAATAATGTCTGGTATACCAGCACGCCCCATGCCGTTTTGCATGGGAGAGAAGTGATACGCCCCCATCTGGTCAAGGATGTCCTTGACCTTCTTCTTAACCTTCGCCTCTGGCGTTAGCGCCATTTTGTACCTCCTTGAGTTTCATCATGTAGTGCCGTGCCTTGCCAGCATCGTCACTGTTTTCTTTTCGTCCTGAGCGCAGGCTGTACTTGATGATGTTGCCTTTGAGAAAGCCGACAAACTCTTCGTGTGTCAGCACCGACTCCATCACAGCCCACGGCTGTATCGCCATGTCTTTGTAGTGGTTGCCGCTTACTTGCAGGTCATCTGCGCGTGTACCGTTTAATTGGTGTTCTACCATAGTGCGTCCTCTGTTGTTTCAAGTATGTGGGTTATTTTGTTTTTCTCATTACGCCTGTGGATGTCTTCAAGGATTTTGGGGTCAACCCGCTCAAAAGGATTCCACTGGTTACGTTCGAGGAGTTCTCCAACGTCAAGCGTTTTGATCTGTGATCTTCTAGAAACTTTCTCAGCCATAAACTTCCTCCAAGTTTTCGCCATTCTTTAAACTGGTTTTCAGTCAGTCTGGTTCCCACGATTCGTTTGCTGTCGGTCAGCTCGCTTTTTGGTCTTGGCATTTATGGTTCTCTCCTGCTGATTTTGTTATGAATATAAGGTTGCACTGTGTACAGCGCCACAGCTGACCTTCCTCAACCACAACTTCGCCACGTCCACGCAGCTTCCCCCAGAATGTTCTGAATGCTTCGATCATGTGTTCTTCTCCTTGAGTTTGGCTTCTGTTGCCTTTATGGCTTCACCTATGGTCAGTGCGTTCCCAAAAATCTCATCCCAGTCATCATCCGTCAGCCCTACCCATTCTTTTGGGTGTGTGTAAACAGGCACAAGGTCGTGGTCAAATGTGTTTGAAAACTTATCCTCTCCGTAGATGAATAGTCCTTGTCCGTCCTTGCGCACATATCCGTATGGCTTCATGCTCTCTCCTTATCATCCGCTTCCATTTCTCTGAGCATTCGCTTTAATGCAACTAATTGTTGGCCTTTTTCTATTTGTTGGGTTTGAAGGCGACCCATTGCCTCACCTGTAGCTACAAAAGCCCCGTTCACTTCAATGATCTTTTCTTCAATTTCTCGCTTGGTTTTCATGTTCTCTCCTCATGTTCATATCTAACAAACTGATACTTCGGAATTGACTTGTCAACGTGTTCTGACCAAAGAGTTACGCCCAGCGCTTTTATCACCTCAGTCTCTGCGTCAGCACCCCAGTGAGCACTGTGCCCATGCTCTGTTACAAAGAACATATGTAGCATTCCAAAGTCGTCGGTGATGTACCGCACCTTTCTTCTGTGTTCTACGCCACCAATGCGGTGTACTTCAACCACGTTGTTGCTCCTTCCATTTTTTACATAACTCAGCGGCTTGCTTGCCGTGTTTCTTTTTGCCACACATGGCGCTCATTGATTTGGTAACGGCTCTGGCATGCAGTGTCGGCAACGTAGGCGGCACAGGCGGCTCTGGGTAGAGTCCTGTATAGCCAGTCACAGACATCACTGCGCCAAGTAAAAGTCGGTCAATCATGCTTGTCTCCTTGCTCTGATGGCCTTAGCGCATTCCTTTGGCCCACTGTCTGAATCTTCACCATCTCCAAACCGCCATTCATCATGTCGGTCATCACACACCTTTGCACACGCCTCACGTTCATGGGCGGCTACAAGGTTGGCAAATTGAATTAAGGCGACGGCATCGCCATCAAGCCCTTCATCTGAAGCTGAAAATCTTTTCTCTCCAACATATTCGTGTTTAGTCCAAGGAATAATCCCCGCGCTACCCGCCATCTCAAAGATTTCATCTTGTGTCATGCGTAGTCCCCCTCTTCTGTGTGCTCAGTTAACCGTTGCTCCAGCCGTTTGATTCGAGCTTCGTTGTAGATCACGATTGAACGTGCGTACTCCACCGCTGACTCAGCTTCGAGCTTTTTCAAGTGTGCCTCCTTCAACTCCTTGGCGACCACCTCATGGATGGTCTTGGCTCGCATGAGTTCCTTGATGTACTTGGCTGTTGTTTCTCTAAACCTCATTGTTTCTCCTTTTGTAATGCTTTTACTCTGTCCCATTGATCGCCGTAGAAATCTTGAGCCTGCGCCCACAGCAATAGGTGTATCCACATTGAAACCTCGTTATCAAATTTGTGTTGCAGTTTCGCAAAAGCGAAGTGCTCAATCTTCTTGCGGCAGATAAAGTCTTCCTTTGTGTTGTCGATGCTTATTGTTGGAAACGCTGACCCACCTGTTTCTTTGTTCATTTCTTCATCCCCCTGATATAAATGGCAATACTGCTCAGTGTGTCTGCGCCAAATGCTTTCTTGAAGTCATGTTCGAGTCTGACTGCCGCCATCTCCAGTGCGCTGTTCCAGCCCGACATGTAATGCCTGTCAGTTTCCACTGTTGCTTTTGGTGCTTTGTCTTTCACGCTACGTACAAGGATTGCCGCACTTTCACAAAAGCGTTTACCCACAATGTCATCAGCCGCACATTTACTTTCCAACTGGTCAAACTCCAACGCCACTTCCTCAATGATGTTGTTGCGTAACTCATCGTAGAACTGTTGCTGTGTCTTTGGCATCTGGCTACGCACATACTCCTGCCTGATCTTGCTCAAGCGTTCAATGTGGTTGAACTCTTCATCTTCTTCAGTCATCTCGTCCTCCGTTCTGAAGCCAGAATATTGCGGCTATGAAGATAGCCCCAGCGACTGCGGCTAAGAAAGCCCCGAATAAAAACACCAACACAGCGACCAACACCTCTGTCAGTACATCTAACATGTCAGCCTCCGAAGTATTTACCCAGCTCTTTGTACAAGGCGTGCGCTTGCTTTAAGCCGATGTTGTTGATGACTGTCTCAGCGTCCCATGCAGTTTTGATTGTGGGTTTCTCCTCCACCCTAGGCTCGACCTTGAGGGCGGCTATGCCCTGCTCTAGCTTGGGCTTGGGCTTGGCTGGTTTGCTGGCTTTGTTCTTCGCAGCCGCCTTGGCTTTAGCTTTCTCTTTGTACAGTTGTTTGCTGGCCTTGAGCGGCTGATACTCACTCGCCAGTGCGATGTACTGGCCGTTGTCTTTACGAGCAATCAACCCTTGCCTTGAACACTGGGTAAGTAGTGACCCCACAGAGTTGCGTGTAAACCCTCTGGCCTCTAGCGCATCCATGATCTGTTTGCCTGTGCTGTTGGGGTTGTCTCTCACGTAGTTAAACGTCTCTCGTGAGACGTTGTTGGTAATGCCAAAACGCGAAAGCTTCCCGTCAATGGTTATCACGTTGGGCTGGCGCTGTGTGGCTTGTTCGTCTTTCTCCCATGCGGATAAGACTTTACTCATTTCAGTTTTGATGTCTGGCATCTGCTTCTCCAAAGTTAGTGTTTACAAAATGTACCCTGCCTGAGCAGGGTTGTCAAGTGTTAGACAAGTTAGTGGGTGCTATTGGTTTTTCTCCTTTAGTTTGGCTTCGATGGCTTTAGCAAGGTCAATGCGATGCTGCTCCCAAGGGACTGTGTAATCACAGCTTCTCCATGCCTTATCAATCTCCTCATCCGTCAATCCAACCCACTCACGCTTAGGCTCCCATCCAAGCCCAGTTGCAATTCGTACAGCGGCAGACTTGTCGATCACAGGCAAATGCTCAAGGTGGTTCTGCAACTTCCAACCCATTGCATCTGCGTACCCACGCTCGTACTCTTTGCGTAGCAGTTCCTCTGGTTCCCACGGCAGTGGTGTGCCTCCTTGCTTATACGCTTCGTTTCTCCACATGGATGCGCTCAGTTTGTATCTTTCGCAGTCGGGGCAGGTCATGTGTTCTTCTCCTTGAGTTGTTGCATCAACATTTTTTCTTGCGGTGTCCAAACAAAAGCATCGCCATATTTTTCATTCCAATTTTCTGGCGGCGAGAGATACCAATCCCACCATGCTTGATCTGGCCTTGGGTTTTCTTTCTCATCCATTGTTCTTCTCCTTGAGTTGTGACTGCGCCCATTCAACGCCATCCCGCCATGCGCCAGCAGTTTGCATTGCGTAGTTGGTGCGAACAAGTCCTTGGTCAATTTCCTCATCCGTCAACCCAACCCATTGGCGTTGTGGTGGACGGGTATAAAGTGGAATGTTTCGATACTTGCGACCAAACACAGACTCTTGTTGGGCTTCATAAAGTGTTGCTCCACCGTCTTTGCTAAATTCACCCATCCAATAACCCACAGGCTCTTGCTTCTCTGCCTCTGCAATGGCTTGTTTTAGGGATGTGATGGCTTCTTTTGTTTTTGGATGCGCTTCATCTTCATGGTATGCAAACAGCAACGCCTCAAGCGCCTGTTTCATTGCTTCAATACTCATTTACTTTCTCCTTCAGGTTAAACAACGGGGACACGCAGTCCCCGATCTCAAGATCAGCCAAGCAGTGCTGGCAGTATGGGGCGTGTGATGCGGTATGACCAGTTCACATAGTAACAAGCCACCTCAGCCACACGGACGTGCAGGTCTGCGTCAATCAGTCTGAGCAGAGTCTCAGTGTCACCAGCCACGAACGACTGATAGATCGAAGCTTCACCCATGCTCATGTCGTCAGTCGTAGTCCAGCGGTTAAGCTCACAGCTAAGCTCATTACAGAGAATGTTTATAGTAGTCTCCCCAGCACCGACAAGCAAGTCGGCAATGGTATCCACATCGCTGTAGTCCAGCAACTCCATCAGGCTCTGGGCGGTCAACTCGAACTCATCGACAGGCGATTCATCGGGCAACTCGAAGTCAGCCTCGTTCCACGCAGGGTCATGCGCTGAGAGCTTGGTGCGGTGTGAGTCCATCTTGGAGTCAAGCTTCCAACCGTACTTGTCGTCCCAGCCATAGTCATTGTCGTCATCGTAGCCGCTGGCGTACAGCGGGTAGTGGCGGGATGAGTAGCGTGTCGAGTACTGGTAAGAGGGGATGAGCTTGCTGGGTTGCCATGCGTATGTGTTGCTGAACCACATACCATCGTGCTCGATGCCTTGGTCGTAGTTGACATGGCTCATCTTGCCCTCGCCATCCATGAACACGAAGCGGTTGTCGCCGATGAACTCAGCCACCATATCAAGGAAGCTCTGGTTGTGAATGATGGGCGGATGGTCAGAGACAGGAGACGCTAAGAAGTCCTTGATGAAGTGCCATGTGTCGGACTTGGATGTGTCGGGCGTGTTGCCTGTGTGCAAGATACCGTTGTGCATCATCGCCACATAACCGGGGATGACATCGTAGGGATGGCAGTTGGTCATGTCGGTGTCGCCGTGTGTCGTCATGCGAAAGTGAATCGCAAGGTTGCGGTCATCGTTGGGCAACTTGGTAATGAAGTGCACAGCATCGGGCAAAGACTTAGGCAATACCTTGACAACCTTCAAGCCTTTGGTCGTGGCATACATGATGCCGATGCCGTCAGAGTTGCTAGTGTAGATACCGCCAAGCAAGCCGTTGGTGTTGAGCAAGGTTGAACGGATTTTGTTAGAAGCGCCAGTAATAATTAAACACATGATTAGATTCCTTTAAGTTGATTGATTAAACAGATTGAACAGCGTCAGCACAGGCAGACTCGGCAGGGGCTGAGTTCTTAGCACCCTCACGGCGGCGTATGCCGTACCAGTCAGCCAGATGTGGATAGCGGTTGTCGGTAGCCTTGAGCCACTTGAGGAACGCAGGGGCGTTCATGTCACGCATACTTGCAACACGGCAGAACATGATGACCGCATGAGTGAACTCGATCTGAGCAAGCAAGCGTTCTTTCTTGAGCGTAGCTCTGAAGATGCGAAGCTCGATGGTGTTGAACCTGCGCTCACCTACATACGACACGCCAAGCCGTGAAGCCTCGGTCTTGTTCAAACAGGTCGTGTTGACCATGTAGTAACGGTTCGGACTCTTGCCCTTCAACGCCTTGCTTGGGTTGGCAAGAATTTGCTGACCCTCTGCGGCACAGTAGGACTGTGCCTGTGAGTCAACGGCTGGATGCCGACCTGCGATCTTGCGGATGAAGTCCTTGTTGTCATCGTTGTTGATGAACATGATGAACTTACCAAGCGTCAACTGCGTGAACGCACGAGAGTCAATGTGGATGTGCATACCGCATCGGTTGGTATTCCAAGCGGTGTACCTGCTATCGACTTGCCAGTTCTTGAACTTGGAGATGTGCTGAGTCAGACCACGAGGCGCAGTGACAACCTCGACACCGCCAGATGGAAGTGAGCCATCGGACTTGCAGATGCAATAGTCCGCACCGAGCTTAGAGCGCAGGTCACGCACTGCGCTGTCGGTATAGCCACTGGTCACAAGCTCAAGCTCGATACCCATATGGAACTCGCCAAAGGCAGAGGTGTTGAACGAGTCGTCCTTGCTCAGGTAGTCAAGCGCATTGGTACTGTACGAGAGCAGGCGGTCGGGGTCATTGTCCTCGTCATCCTCATCCTCATCATCTTCACGCTCAGGCTCGTGCTGGCAGTACGCCTCGTTGTAGTCATCCCAGTAGGCATCGTCACGCAACATCAACACGCCAGTGTCATGCGTCTCAATAACGATGTCAGTGTCAGTGGCACACGCCTGACAGTAGTCACGCCAGCGACCACGACCATTGATTACCTGCACTTCGTTACCATGATGTTCCCAGTGACCGCAGTCTTGCATCGCCAAGTCGAAGTCGATGCCTTTGGCAGTGAGCACACGCTGTGCGTGCTCGGCGATGCGAAAATGCAGAGTGCCTTGGTCATACCCATACATGAACAGCTCACTGAACGCATCCTCTTCGAGCGTGATGGACTGTGCGATAGCGTTGCCCATCTCCTTGCAAAAGTCACGAGCATTGCGGTAACCGTGCGCATAGGTATACGAGTCGCCCTTGATGTATGCACGCGGGTCTTGGCGTGGTCTGCCGTGGTACATAAAGTAAGAACGATCTTGCATTGAGGAAGATATGCGGTGGAGCCGAACACGCTTGTCCCCGCTGAACTTGTCTGACAGATACGCCACCAGACGCAAGGTGAACTCAATACCCCAGCCAAAGAACCAAGAACGAACCTCGCCGACTATCTCCTCCAAGGTATAGCTCACCATGTCAGGCTCGCGATAGGCACGCTCAGGATACTCTTGCACTCGGCGTTTGAGATCATCAAGGCTAGTGATGTCGTAGAACGATGTGGGCAGGTAGTCCCAGTCAGAGTAGCGTATCTCTGGGCGCTCAGTTAAGAACTTGCTAACCGCTTGGACGGACAACTGCATACCGCTGAACCTGTTGCCGACTTGTGCGAACACAAAGGTGCGATCCGATGTGTCAGGGTGCTTGTAAGTTACTCGATAAAGTTTCATGATACTTCTCCATTTAGTTTGATTTGATTTGTGTGTGAGACACACGCCGATGAAATGGGGGTAGGCTTACCCCCATTTATTGAACAGGGCAGTTAGCCCTGCGTTGTTATTGAACCGCCCCTAACTCAATCTCATAGACAGGGTTGTAGAACTCGACAACGAAGTCGAGGTGTTCACCTAGGATGCGTTCGTTCTCGTCAAATATGTAGAACAACCCCTTGCCCACATCGTCAAGGATTGCGTCACGCATAGAGTCGGTTGCCTCTTTAGGCATGACGACACAGCGTTGTTCGAAAGGTTTGCGGTCATCTTTCCAATAACCTTCGATGCAGATAATCTTTGCTTTCATTTCATTTCTCCTTGGGGTCAAAGAATCCAAGCCACTGCGTGCCCTCTACTTGTGGCTGGAACAGGTTGATGTCGTATGGTGTGTCGCTAGACACAGGCACAAGGAACAGGTTGTATCCATGTCCGAACTTGTTCATTAGCTTGATGAGTGCAGGCAGGTCACGCTCTGGCGTGGTCAACGCCCAGTCATACACACTCGCCGCAAAGAAATGCTGGTTGGCTTGTGTGTTTTGTTTCTCTTGGTATCCGATAGCTTTCATTTGCTTTCTCCTTTGTAAACAGACTCAATGCCAAGCACAACGCCTGAGCGTTTGAAGATATAGCGTGCATACTTCAGCGCCTCGTCGTAGTAGAGGAACTCTCGCCCCCCGCACACATACATCCTGCCTCGTTCCCATGTTGTTTGGGTCATTTGCTTTCTCCGTGGTTGGTATAAAAGATTTCGCTGTAGTGCTGCGTTTCTTTCTCATCTGCTTTCAGGAATGCAGATAGTGTTTGGATGTGTGCGTAGATGTGCCTGTCTGGGTTGCCACCATTCGCCACAAACTGCTCGCAGTCGTCTTTTTCTTCGGCGAGGTAGGTAAGAACCTCTCGCAATGCCGCTATTTGTTTCTCATTCATTTGCTTTCTCCTTTGGTTTGTTCACACAGTTCATCAAGATAGAAATACACATTCTCAATCTTGCCTTGCACATCTTTGCGTTTGTTGATGTCATCGAGGTTGTTTAACACAAAGCGCAGTTGCGCCCTCATGTAGTCCAGCTCGATGTGCAATTCATACTCTTGTCCTTCAGTCATTTGCTTTCTCCTTGCAGGCTAGGGTCGGGATGGTCAGCGGCATAGCCCAAGCTCCGCTGACCAAATGGGGGTAGGCTTACCCCGTTTTTTACATCTCCAGTCCGTGCCATGTTGATGGCACAGGTTCGTTCGGTTCAAGTCTGTCGATGTACTCCAGCGCCCGTGTGATTTTGTCCACGAGCGCTTTCATGTTTTCGTTGTCTGGGTTCATCAGCGCATCTTGCTTGGCTCGGCGTAGGTCTTTTTCAGTACGCTGAATGAGTCGGTTCTTGAGCTTGATGTGTTGCTCTGCTGGCATGACACGAGGGAATGGGTGTTTGACTTTTTGTTTTGGGTAGTGCGGTATTGCATCGAACAGCGCACACACTCTGTCCTTGATGTGCTGAGGCACATAGTCCACCCAGTGTGTCTTGGTGTTGTCGTACTGCATCGGGGTGAGTGGGCGCTTGACCCATTCCTTTTTTGGCTGGGGGTCACTTTGAGTCTTGCGTCTTTTGACCAGACGCTCAACTTCATCTTGCATGATGTCCCTGATTCTGCGCTCCACCGTTTCAAGAACCACCATGTACCCTTCGAGTGCTTCCTTGCGTTGCTCGTGGGACTTAGAGTTCTTGTACAGCAACAGAGAACGCACAGCTTTTTTCTCTGCCATAAGTGGAGACATAATGACTCTCCAGTTTTCACGCAACTGTTTGCTGTGTGCTCTTGTTGCTTTGCTGTGCGCTTTATTCTCAAGCACTGTGCGCTTGAGAGAGTCCACGAGTAAGGGGTTGACTCGCTTCTTGAGTAGGCGTTGGCAGTGGTTGTGGAGCTGTGTGTCGGTGAGCTTCATGAGGTGTGAGTACTTGTATCCCATATCATTATGACCTTTTCAAAACAAAAATGGTGTTTGCTGTCCGTGATTGTGTCAGGTGTGCCAAATTTGGTACGGTGCTGACCCTCGATAAACACTGGGAATTTTACATGGTTTTGTTGTCACAGTCTAGGTATCTATCAAAATTTAAGAGAGCTAACGCCCTTGCCAAACAAACCAAAAGAAAAAGTTGGCAAGGTCAGACGGGAGAGAGCACGTATATATAAACACTTCTATATATAAA